CTAAGGGTTCGGGTAAGTTCCTGCAAGACACAACTTCGGGGCCAACAATCCGTCCAGTTCAAGCGATTAAAGTGGTCACGCCTGATGGCATTCGCTATCTGCCGTTGTATGTGACTGCTGCTATTGCTGCCTAAAGATGATCACCCGTGAAGTAGTGATGGAGCGGGTGCAGAGTCTGCAAAAACAAGCCGAGCGTTTGCGTTCAGATTTGGACGCAACGCTTGGTGCGTTGCAGGATTGCGGTTATTGGCTAAAACAACTGGAAAACACAAATGGCAGTGATTTACTTGGCGCATCCGATCCACGGTAGAAAAGTCGCAACGATGGACTTGGAAGCTGAGTACGACGAGAAGAACGGTTGGAAGCGATATACTGAGGATACGCCTGTCGTTGAGGAGGCGGCTCCCGTAAACGCGCTGGAAGTAAAGCGCAGGTACACGCGCAGGGTTGTAGCAGAAGGAGTCTAAGATGGCGATTTACACCGCTGGCGATCAAATCAACCGGGCGCTGCGACTGCTAGGTGTGCTGGCCGAAGGAGAAACGTCTTCTGCGGAAGTTTCGCAAGATTCGTTGACGGCGCTTGACCAGATGATTGACAGTTGGAACACTGAGCGGTTGTCGGTGTTCAGCACCCAAGACCAGACCTTTACTTGGCCTGCTGGTCAGATCAATCGTACCCTTGGCCCAACAGGCAACTTTGTGGGCAACAGGCCTGTCCTGTTGGATGACGCTACCTACTACCGCGACCCGGGCACCAACGTCAGCTACGGCATCAAGTTCATCAACCAGCAGCAGTACAACGGGATTGCGGTCAAGACGGTAACCAGCACGTACCCGCAAGTTATTTTTGTCAACATGACGTACCCAGATGTTGACATGTACATTTACCCTCGGCCTACACGGGACTTGGAGTGGCACTTCATCAGCGTTCAACAATTGACAACGCCTGCCACCTTGGCGACCAACATCCTGTTCCCGCCTGGCTATCTTCGTGCGTTTGTCTTTAACTTGGCGATGGAAATAGCACCTGAGTTTGGTGTCGAGCCTAGCCCACAAGTACGGCGCATCGCCATGACCAGCAAGCGCAACATCAAGCGCATCAACAACCCTGACGATGTGATGTCTATGCCTTACGCTATCGTGTCGTCCAGACAGCGGTTTAACATTTTTGCCGGGAACTACTAACATGGCTACTATTGCAATTTCTGCCCTCCCTGTAGCCACGGCTGCTGCCGTTGGTGATGTCTTGCCAATTGTGCAAGGAGGCACCACAAAACAGGTCACTAACGCGCTGTTGTTTACCAATGCAACAATGGTTACGCCTGTGCTGGGCACGGTGACATCTGGCAACATCAGTGCTTGCACTAGCACCTCAATGGCGTTGACCACACCAGTCATCGGTGCGGCTACTGGCACAAGCCTTAGCACCACTGGCAATCAAGTTATTAGTGGAACGGGAAAGCAGGGATATGCAACTGGTTCTGGTGGAACTGTAACGCAAAGTGTTAGCAAAGCAACAGCGGTTACTTTAAGCAAATCTACCGGTCAAATTACACTAGACGGCGCTGCGTTGCCTGCATCTACGACTGTTAGTTTTACGCTGACCAACACTGTAATTGAAGCTGGCGATATTTTGGTAATGAACCATATCAGCGCAGGCACTGCCGGTTCTTACCTGCTTAACGCTCAGTCTGCGGCAGGATCAGCAAGCATCAACGTGCGAAATATTTCCTTGGGCTCCTTGTCTGAAGCAATTGTGATTGCCTTTGCAGTGATTAAGGCTGTGAGTGCCTAATGAAAACGCCGATTCTTGGGTCGGCCTATGTTGCACGCAGTATCAACGCTGCGAACAACCGCATGGTCAATCTGTTTCCAGAGGCCATCCCAGAAGGCGGCAAGGAACCTGGCTTTCTGAATCGCGCACCTGGCCTTGACTTCCTACAGACCGTAGGCACCGGGCCGATCCGGGCGTTGTGGGCGCACCAGACTAACGGCAGCGACTTCTTTGTAGTCTCTGGTTCTGGCCTCTACAAGATGACCGGCCTGACTGCCACGCCACAACTGTTGGGGACTTTGACTACCAGCAGCGGCCCGGTGTCTATTGCGGACAACGGCACGCAACTATTCTTAGCCACCAATCCTGACGGGTTTATCTACAACGAAGCCACCAACGTATTCGCCCAAATCACCGACCCTGACTTTGCTGGAGCGGTGACGGTCGCTTACTTGGACGGGTATTTTGTCTTTAACCAACCCAACAGCCAAATTCTTTGGGTGTCTCAATTGCTAGATGGCACTTCAGTTGACCCGTTGGACTTTGCCAGCGCTGAAGGCGCACCCGATGGTGTGGTGGCTGTTATTTCCAACTACCGCGAGCTGTGGGTATTTGGCACAGACTCGGTAGAGGTCTGGTACAACATTGGCGGCGCTGACTTCCCACTACAGCGCATCCAAGGCGCGTTCAACGAGATTGGTTGCGTTGCTGCGTTCTCAATTGCCAAGCTGGACAACGGCTTGTTTTGGCTAGGCACTGACGCTCGGGGGCAAGGCATCGTTTACCGTGCCAACGGGTATGTGGGCATTAGGATTTCTACCCATGCCATAGAGTACGCAATTGCCCAGTACGGCAACATTGCGGACGCTATTGCCTACACCTACCAGCAAGAAGGCCATGCCTTCTACGTGCTGACGTTTCCAAGCGGCAACGCTACTTGGGTCTACGATGCATCCACCCAAGTCTGGCACGAACGTGCGGGTTTTGATGGCGGCGACTTTATGCGGCACCGCAGCAACTGCCAGTGCAACTTTGGCGGCAACATTATTGTGGGCGACTTCCAAAGCGGCGACATATATCGGTTTGACCTAGATGTGTACGCTGACAATGGCGGCATCCAAAAGTGGCTGAGATCGTGGAGGGCGCTGCCAACCGGCCAAAACAATCTGAAGCGCACGGCGCAACACAGTCTGCAACTAGACTGTGAAGCAGGCGTTGGGCTAAATTTGTACCCTGCGTATGCCAGCGAAAATATTGACACTGAAGCGGGGTTAGACCTTGTGGCTGAGTACGTGCAAACGTTTTTAGCCACGCAATCGGGGGTTACTTTAACCACCGAAGCAGGGGACGGTTTTGAGCCTTTGGGCCAGTACGAGTTGTCAGATACCGATATTACTGGGTACAACTTAGTCACCAATTCATACCCTGCTGCGCCAGGCTATGACCCGCAGGTAATGTTGCGCTGGTCAGATGACGGTGGTCACACTTGGAGCAACGAGCATTGGTCGTCAATTGGCAAAATTGGCGCGTATGGGCACCGAACCTTTTGGCGTCGGTTGGGTATGACCTTGAAGCTGCGCGACCGGGTGTACGAGCTCTCCGGCACCGACCCCAACAAGATAGCGATCATGGGGGCTGAATTGCTACTCAGCCCGACTAGTGCATGACTGTCGGCAATCAAACCCAGATCACCCCGCCACGGGTGCCGATCATTGACGAGCGCACGGGTGCAATCTCGCGTCAGTGGTATCGCTGGTTTTATAGCCTGTACACCTTTACCGGGGAAGGAACAGGCATTCTTCCCGTCACCTCTGGCGGCACGGGTCTAGGCACAATCCCGACAAACGGGCAATTGCTGATCGGAAACGGCACGGGTTACACGCTAAACACGCTAGGGATCGGCGCAGGCATTTCGGTTACCAACGGCTTAGGCACCATCACGGTAGCCAACACGGGCGTTCTGTCAAACATTGCTGGAACTGGCATATCGGTGTCTGGTGCCACGGGCAACGTCACAATTTCCAACACGGGCGTTCTAAGCGTTTCTGGAGGCACTACCGGCCTGACACCCGCCACGGCTACTGCGGGGGCTGTAACGCTTGCTGGAAGGCTTGCAATCGCCAACGGGGGCACAAACGCTACGGCTACCCCCACGGCAGGCGGTATTGCCTACGGCACGGGTACGGCCTATGCGTTTAGTTTGGCGGGTACGTCCGGCCAGATGTTAACCAGCGCCGGGGCAGGTACGCCGACTTGGACAACGCCAGTGGTCAATACGGTGTCGGCGCCGGTTACCAAGACTGCCAACTTTACCGTGGCGGTTGGCGAAGCCTGGCTGATCAACAACAAGTCTGGCTCAACCTGTACGGTCACGCTGCCGACAGCGTCTGCATGGATCGGGCGGCAGTTGATTTTTAAGAACATGCAGCCGCAGACTCTGGTGTCAGCGTCGAGTAATGTTGTGCCGCTTGACAGCACCAGCGCCGGTACGGCGATCCTTTTGGATGTTGTGGGAAACTGGGCGACGATGGTGTCGGACGGCACCAACTGGGTCATTATGCAAGCCGCTGCGAACAACAACCTGTTGCTGGAGTGAGAGATGCCCGTCATGTCTGAAGAATGGCAGGTAGCCAATCAAGCAAACAAACAAACCTGGTGCTTGGGCAACCAGCACGCAGTTGATTTTTTGAACTGTCTATTTGACGCCGTAGAACTTTGGGATGATTTGATAGACAAAGACGTTGAAATTGAAAGCAACCACATAAACAGGGTGTTTACCTCCTTGATGTTTTCTCTCCCGTCAAACCCTTGGTTTATGGCAAACTACACCTATTACCAACCGTTGATCATGGCGTCGATCAATGGGTTTCACGATGCAAACGAGATGTGTAAGAGCGAGAAAAAGCACCTCCGAAACCTTGCGTTTCACATCAGAAACTTTGGGATTGAGATACACATCGCCACTGCGTTTTTGATTGGTGGTTTTGAGCATATGCGTAAGGTATCCCGCGAAATCCGCGAGTTCTACGCTTTTGAAACTTTTGACGAATGGGAGAGCAGTCATGCCTGAACCAATTAGTACCAGCGCAGCAATTATGGGCGGGTCATCGCTTCTTGGCGGTGCATTGGCCGCTAGCGGCGCAAGCGATGCGGCCAGCACTCAAGCCGGTGCTGCACGCGATGCTTCGGCGTTGCAAAAGCAAATGTTCGACCGGCAGATGGCGGGGCAAGAGCCTTACCGCCAGGCTGGCCTAGCTGGGCAAAACAGGCTGATGGAGTTGCTTGGACTCAGAATGCCAGCGCAAGCCGGTGGCGGTGGTGTTGGCGCTCCGTATATGCGTAGTGACGCTGAACTCAGAAATGCGTTGGCGGGGCAGTTTACGTCTGGGCCGGGCCAAGCTGAAGTTGGGCGCGAAGGTGGCATGATGCCAACGGCTGGCGGGATTGACGAGGCCGGTCTTTCCCGCGCTATGGCTGCGGCGCGTCAAGGCGACCAGAACGCCATGAACAACTACCAACCACCGCAAGGTTCTGCGACGGGGCAAAGTGCTGACTTTGGCAAGTATGCGCGTGACTTCAGTATGTCGGACTTCCAGCAAGACCCAGGCTATGCGTTCCGCTTGAGCGAAGGCCAAAAATTGCTGGATAGAACCGCAGCGCGAGATAACAGACTTTTTTCCGGCGGCGCGTTGAAGGCAGCTACCCGCTACGGTCAGGACATGGGGTCGCAAGAGTACCTTAACGCATTCAACCGTTACCAGACAAACCGATCTAACCAACTTAATCCTTTGGGCAGCTTGATGACATTGGGGCAGAATGCAGCGGCTAACCAAGGCGCGTCTATGGGGACTTACGGCACCAACGTAGGTAACCTGACAATGCAAGCAGGCAATGCAATTGGCGCGGGGCAAATGGGTTCTGCAAACACCTTAGCGGGTGGGCTTGAGAAAATCGGAAGCACGTATCGAAACCAAATGAACTTCACCGACTATTTGAACAGCCAGCGTAATTTGCCGTCCGCTAGTTCGTCGTACATGGCATCCCAATATACGAACCCAGACCAGTATTCCCGTTTCCGTTATTCAGACGAGGTATAAATCATGGCTGATCTAAATTCTATGATTGCACGGGGCTACCAGTTTCAACCGGAACCAGACCCATTTGTCCAGTACGGACAGATGCAGCAGTTGGAGCAAAACCGGCAGACGAACGCGCTGAACCAGATGAAGATGCAAGAGATGCAAGCAACGGCGGCAGAAAGAAATGCTTTGCGCCAACTCAATCCAAGCGCAGCGGATTACGAGTCGCAACTGTTCAAGGTAAATCCTACGATTGGTATTGCGTACCGTAAAGAAGCATCTTCGGCGGCAGCGCAAAAAACAGCAGCAGAAAAACAAAATATAGAATCGGCCAAGATGCGTCAAGGGATGCTTGGGCAAGCTTTTCGCGACATTAGTACACGCCCATCTGATGCCAACATTACCGCGCATATGGAAAATGTACTTGCGTCAACGCTGTTTTCACCAGAAGAAAAATCTAGGGTCCAAAAACTAAGTGCAAATTTGTTGTCGATGCCGGTTGAAGAACGGGGGTCATTCCTTTCTTTGCAAGGTGCTACTGCTGGCGAGTTAAATGTTAAGCCTACGCTGACAAATTTGGCAAGGCTTCAAATTGAGATGGCCGCGTTGCCAGCGGGTGACCCACGCCGAAATCAGTACGTATCGGCAATTAAGAAAGAATCGGAGTCTGCTCCCGTTGCAGGGTCTGCGCTATCAATACTTCAGTCCGAAATGGCCGCATTACCTGCGGGTGATCCACGCCGGGCTGAGTACGCAGCAAGGATTAAAAAAGAAACTACTTTTGCGCCTGGAGTTACGGTAACTATGCCGGCGCAAGAAAAAGCATTTGAAAGTGGACTTGGTGCAGGGCAGTCAAAACGAATTCTTGAAAGCCAAGCAAGCGCGCAAGACGCCGCCGAAATTTTACGCACTAACCAAGTTGGACGAGATCTTCTTAAATCTGGTGCAATTACAGGCACTGGCGCTGACTTTCTTGTAGGTTTTAACAGCGCGCTTAAACAAGCTGGTATTGATTTTGGTTACGCAGACGCTGCAACTAATTCGCAAGCCTACGCTGCTGCATTGGGTTCTAATGTAGGTCGGATCATCAAACAATTTGGCGCGGGCACTGGCTTGTCTGACGCTGACCGCGAATACGCAGCGCAAATAGCGGGCGGAAAAATTGCGCTTACTGAGGCCGCATTACGCAAAATTCTTGATATTAACGACAGAGCGTCAAATCGCGTAATTAATTTGCATAATAAAAACGTAAGCGGTATTAAAACTAACATTCCGCTTACCGTAGAAAACCCAACCTTAGCCGCGCCCCCGCCTGCTGCCGCTAAATCAGCGCCTGCGGCTGATCTACCGCTAGGCGCAATTGACAAGCTTTTATCAGGTGGAGGCACTGATGCAGAATTTGACAAAATTTTTGGACTTGGCGCTGCGGCGGGGGTGAGAAAACGCGCTAAAGGAGTCAAATAAATGGCTGATAACCCGTTTGCTGAGTTTGCTGCGCCGCGAGAAAACCCGTTTGCTGAATTTGCCGTTGCTCCCACCGCCGCCGCGCCTAAACGCAAAGCATCTACGATGGATATTGTTACTAGTGCGCCATATAAAGCACTAGCAGGCGCAGCGGATGTGTTTCTTACCGCGCCTGAAAACGTAGCTAACCTTGCAAAAATGGGGTTTGGCGCTGCAATGACTGCGGCTGGCCGGCCTGAATTCGCTCCAGAGGTAACCGCTCCTCGCCAACCTATAGCAGAAGCCTTACAACGTTCCGGTTTTATTAAAGACCCGCAAGGCGAAACTACACCGCTTCAACGCATGCTGGATGCTGGAATTCAAGGTGCTACAGGTGCGTTGATTGGGAGCCCGTCTGTTATACGTTCCGCTGCGCCCACATTGATGGGGCAGACCCGCGCAGCAGGGACAATGGCTGCAATGGGCGGGAGCGCTGGAACGGCGGGGCAAGCTGTTACCGAAGCTACAGGTGAACCGTTGTTTGGTGCTGCTACTTCTATGACGGTGCCGGGGCTTGCGATTGGTGGAGCCAGAGCGCGGCAAGCCAACTTACAGGCTCAGCAGCAACGCAACGCAGTGCGTGACTTGACAATTCGACAAGCACAACAAGAAGGGTTTTTGACTACGCCCGGTAGCGTGACACCTAACGTACAAAATGTTTTGCTGGAGCGCATGGCCGGAAAGACGCGCACACAGCAAGTAGCGGCGGGTGAAAACCAACAAGTTACTGACCGACTTACGCGACGGGCAATTGGAATTGGTGAGACAGATCCGTTAACCCGAGCCAATATGCAACAAATTCGTAAGGATGAGTTTGCAAGAGGCTATGAGCCTCTTAACCGTATTGGCACAGTGCCAACTGACCCGCAATTCAACACCGCACTAGACAACGTATTGTCCGCGTATACAGGGCCGGGCCGGTCATTTCCAGGTGCTATTCCTCAACCAGTTCAAGAGTTGGTCAACAACTATCGTGTTGGTCAATTTAATTCCGCAGATGCAATTGGGGCCACAAGGACGTTGAGAGAATCTGCACGCGCAAACATGGGGCGCGGCGACAACGAAATTGGGTTGGCACAACGCGCCATTAGTAACGCCTTAGAGGATCAAATTGAGCGTCAGCTTACGCAAGCTGGCAACCCAAACACTCAGGCTATGTTGGATCAGTTTCGTGCATCCCGTCAGAGAATGGCCGTTAGTCATTCTGTAGAAGATGCAATTGTGGAAGGTGGCGGGTCTGTTAATGCGCGAACATTAGCAAATGATCTGCAAACGCGAGGCCGGTATTTTAGCGGCGACTTAGATTTGATTGCTCGATTTGCAAACATTGCGCGGCCCGTTATGACGCCTCCCGGAACTATGGGCACACCCGGCGCGCAAACTATGATGAACACCGTAAGCATGGGTCTTGGTGGATTTGGAGGCCATGCTATTGGTGGGCCATACGGGGCCAGTGCTGGCTTAATTGCTGGTGCAATGGCACCGCAAATGATTTCAGGTGCTGCACGAAACTATTTGTTGTCTCCGTTTGCCCAGAGTCGTGCTATCCCAACTTACAGCCGACCGGGAGTTAACGCATTGGCGTCCAGTAATGAGGCAGTTTTGCGCTCTTTAATGGGCCTGCCAACGTTTACTAATCAGTCGCAAAACGCATTGGCCCCCCAATGATCGACCAGCAAACAATCAACATCGCTCTGGGCGCGGCAATGTCCGTGAT